CAGGCGCAGGGTTGTTCACTCACGGAAACAGCACTTGGTCATGGGTGGGGTTTGCTGGTGGACAAAATCATATTTATGCAGCAGGGTACGCAGGTCAAACATCGTTGATTTACAAGACAACTATCAAAACAGATGGATCGGCTCTGGATGCACCAACTGTGGCAGCCGAACTACCTGAAGGCGAAATCGTCACAGCAATAGATTCGTATTTGGGTTATGTGCTAATCGGTACAACCACAGGGTTCAGGTTTGCGTCATCAGATGACAACGGCAACCTTGTTGTAGGACCATTGATCGAGGTTGGACAGGTGGATGCGTTTGCTTCACAAGGTCGGTTTGTTTGGTTCTCATACAAGAACCTTGATGCGACATCTACAGGCTTGGGGCGTATGGACATCAGTTCACAGGTTGCCACCAACCAGCCTGCTTGGGCAGCAGATTTGATGGTCGCAGGTCAAGGTGCTGTGCCTTCGATCAGTTTGTACGGTACACGCCCAGTGTTCACGGTTACAGGACTTGGTGTTTATTGTGAGCATGCCACCGATCTTGTTGCGTCAGGGACATTGGATTCGGGTATTTACCGTTGGGGTGTACCGGACAGCAAGTTTGTTCCTAAATGGGATTTGCGTACCGAACAGTTGAATGGTTCTATTTCGTTGGCGGTGGCTTCTGATGGTGGGTCGTATGCCACGGTTGGCACACAGTCAATTGCTAACAGTTTGGAATCCACGTTTGATGGGTTTGAGACAAGAGTTTTTGAGGCTGAAGTTCGGCTTACGATGACACGTTCGGCTTCTGCCACAGTAGGTCCTGTGTTGACAAGGTGGATGGGTCGGGCGTATGCAGCCCCATTGCGTTCCCAAATTTTTAGTGTTCCTTTGTTGTTGCACCACAAAATCAACGTAAAAGGTCGAGACTACTTTTTTGATGTGGATGATGAATTGTTCCGTTTGCGATCTTTGGTGGAAACCCCTTCGGTCATCACCTATCAGGAGAACTTGGATACCTATTCGGTGATTGTTGAAGATGTGCGCTGGCAACCTGTGGACTCGGCTCATTCCCATAACGAATGGGATTGGGATGGCACATGTACGATAATTATGCGTAGTGTAAGATAAAGGACAACTATGGCTGCTGTAACTAGACGACAATACAAAGGTGCTGCTGCACCCACCACGACCTCTAGTGGTTTAAGTACTTCCGACACATCGGTTACTTTGACTGCGACTACAGGCTGGCCTTCTACTGCTGGTGTTCCGTTTTATGTGGTGATTGATCCAGGTACTTCGTCTGAGGAGAAGTGTTCAGCAACGATTTCGGGTTCTACTTTGACGTTGACTCGCGCTCAGGATGATACGACTGCTGTAGCACATAGTTCTGGCGCAACGATCTATCCGGTGTTTACGGCTGATGATGCTGATGAAGTGAACAATATGGCTGCGACGATGACAACTAAGGGTGACTTGTTGGTTACTACTGGGTCGGCGTTTAATCGTTTGGCTGTTGGAACTAACGGCTATGTCCTCACTGCTGATTCGACTGCTACGAACGGTGTAGCATGGGCTGTTACTGCTGCTGCTGGTGGGTTGAATACGTCTACTGAAGGAGCATTTTTCACTATGGATATAGGAGTTTAATATGGCATCAGGCGACAGAACAGAATCACGACTTTCGGGTGGTACAGCCCCCGTACAGTTGGGTACTACTTCGACAACGTTGTGTACGGTAACAGCAGGTCATACGTTTGTGGTGAAGCAGATTATTATTGCTAATACGGATACGGTTGACCGTACTGTGACTTTGGCTATTGGTACTTCGGCTACGGCTGCTAACAGGTTGATGTCGAATTTGCCGATTGGTGCGAATGATGTGATGATTTGGGATACGGCTTTGGTGTTGTTGACTACGGAGACTTTGACTGGTTTGTCGGATACGGCAAGCAAGGTGAATGTGACTGTTGTTGGTTGGGATAAGACAAACTAGTTATGGGCATTGATTCTGGCTACGGTGTTGGTTCGTTAAAGACTGGTGTTTGCACTAGTACTACTCGCCCTGCTGTTCCTTTTGACGGGCAAACAATTTATGAGACTGACACCGATTTAGTAAAAGTTTACAACGGCACAGCGTTTGCTCCTGTTAGCAGGGTATTGCAAGTTGTTCATTCGCAATACACAACAGCGACCACAACGACTAGTGCAAGTTATGTAACAACAGGTGCTACAGCAACCATTACCCCGTCATCTACTTCATCAAAAATACTTGTGATTGCTACAACCACTGCATGGAATAACGGCACAGGCACAGCATGTCATTGGACAATGTTTAGAGGAACTGTGGCTGGCACAAACTTAGCCACAGGTACAACAGTGGCTGGTGCTGCTTTTATTTATCCACTTATTTATACAAGTGTTGCTATGAACTTTTTAGATAGCCCAAGTACTGTATCCGCACAAACTTACACGATGGGTTTTAAGACTGGTAACGGCACAGTTACTGCAACTTCGCAAGTAGATACAACATCGGCACTTATTACACTGATGGAGATTTCAGCATGACCGATTACATCGCAGTATTAACACACCGTTACGCAGGCAAAGAATGGTCTATTAGCGAAAACGATTACGCAACTCTTGTTTGGCACAGTGAAGGAACAAAGCCAAGCAAGGCAACTCTTGATGGTTTGTGGGCGTCAGTTCAACAAGAGATTGCTGACGAAGCAACCGCCAAACTTGCAGCCAAGCAAGCCGTACTGGACCGTTTAGGCATCACAGCCGACGAAGCAAGGATGTTGCTGTCATGACAATTTCTGCTACAACACAAGGTCTACGCATGGGTGTAGCCACATCTTCGTCTCGACCTACAGTTCCGTTTGATGGTCAAGTTATCAGCGAGACTGATACCGACACGTTGCAGGTGTATAAGGGTACGGCATGGGCACCAGTTAGCGGACTGACTTTTATTACTGGTGGAAGTTTTACTGCATCAGCAACAGCAAGTTTGCCCACAAATAGTTTTACTTCAACTTACAAAAATTACAAAGTTATTTACCAGTTAAGCGCTGTATCTGGTGCTAATGCGTTGCGTATTCGTTTTAGAACAGCAGGCACAGACAATTCAACATCTAATTATGAGTTTGCGCAATTTGGTTACCAGTACGGTGCAACAGCAACAGCAAACAACCAATCTACTGGAGCAGATAATTTGTATCTTGGAAGTTCAATAAGTTATAGCGCATTATCTATGGATGTTTTGACCCCACAAGCAACGGCGCAAACAATTATGCAAGCAAATGTGAACGGCAATAACGGGTCAGCAGACGCAGCATTTATTTATGATGCAAGGTTTGTAGCAACTACATCGTTTGACTCTATGACTCTTTATGTGAGTTCTGGAACTATTACAGGTACTTATCGCGTGTACGGATATGGGGACAGTTGATATGACAACAAAGCCAATTGTTTTTGATGGTGCGGAACATCGTGAAATGACTGATGCGGAGTTTGCCCAATATGAGGCAGACAAAATTACAAACGCAGCACAAGCCGATGCTCTTGCTGCTAAAGTCTTAGCCCGTGAAGCGTTGCTCGACCGTTTAGGTATCACCGCTGATGAAGCACAACTATTGTTGGGAGGTTTGTAATGCCGTTGTCTACTGTTTTGGGTGCGCAGTCGTTGGTTCAGCCTGCTGTTTGTACTACTGCTACTCGTCCTGCGTCACCGTACACAGGTCAAGCAATTTATGACACCACTGTTTCGCAGGTGTTGGTGTATAACGGCACAGCGTTTGCTCCTGTTAGCAGAGTATTGCAAGTTGTCCAAGCGACTTTTGCAACTGCTACTGCATCAACTTCTACAAGTTATGTAACATCGGGTTTAAGTGCATCTATTACGCCTTCTTCAAATACTTCTAAAGTTTTGGTTATGGTCACAATGCCAGCAAGAACAGAAAATTCTACTGGCGGTATTTATTGCACACTTTTTAGAGGCACAGTTGCAGGAACAAACTTTTTTGGCGCGCCAGGTTTTGGGAGTGTTTACACAAGCGCATCAAACGACACTCAAGCAGGCTTATCTGTAAATTATTTGGACAGTCCAGCGACAACTTCGGCTACTACTTATACGGTGGGATTTAAGTCAACCGCAGGACAAAACGCAGTTTGTCAAGTAGGTGGCGCGACTAGCAGTATCACGCTTATGGAGATTTCAGCATGACCGACTATGTAGCAGTTTTGACACGCCGTTACGCTGGCAAAGAATGGTGGATTTCTGGCAACGACTACGCAACACTTGAATGGTTGAGCGATGGTGCTAAGCCAAGCAAGTCTGTTCTTGATGGTTTGTGGGCATCGGTTCAACAAGACATCGCTGACGAAGCAGCAGCAAAAGTTGCTACACGACAGGCAGTTCTCGACAAGTTAGGTTTGACAGCCGATGAGGTCACAGCACTTCTCGGCTAACCGTTGGCTGATATTTGCGCCAGTAGCAATACTCGCACTGTTCGCACAACCCGCCAAAGCAGACGTTACAGGAGACTGGACATACAGCCAATCGCAAGCATGCAACGGTTCTGTTGAAGTAGTTGGTACTTCGATTACCCTTCACGGACCTGACTACGGTGGTTGCAGCGGTCAAGCGCATTGGGTGAAAATTGAAACCACAATCCCTGCGGATGTGGACACAATAGATTTCACTTGGACATACCAAACCAACGATGGCTGGTCATACGACCCACCACAGTACGGTATCAATGGGGTTTACACGTTGATTACGCAACAAAACAATGCGACAGGTTCAATGTCAATACCTGTTCAAGAGGGTGACATCTTTACGTTTCGTCAGTACTCCACAGACTCTTGCTGCCAGCCAGGGCATTTAACTATCAGCAATCTTTCTCTTTGGGATGGATTAACAACCACTACAACCACGGTTCCAAATACCACTATCCCAGATACGACTACCACTATTCAGGAGACAACAACCTCATGGGAATCCACAACAACATCCACGACTACAACGACGACCACTTCTACTATTGCACCCTCTACGACTGTGGATGTGCCACCAAACTTGACTACTACGACACTTCAAACAATCGCCACAATCCCAGTAGAGCCAACAATGCCAGAGCCGCCAGCAACGGTTCCTCTGCCACAAATAGAGCCGCCAGCCATGCCAGAGATACCACCCCTCGTACTACCAGAGATTGAAACATATCCACCAGAAACATTAAATCTCCCACCCGACGTTGTGGACACAATGCCTTACCCTGTGGACACATACCCTACTGTTTATCCACCCGATACGCTACCGTTTGTCGGGCTACTACCAGAGCCTCCAGACACCATGCCTCTGCCACCAGACACCATGCCTCTGCCACCAGACATGCCACTAGACGCACCAGAACCCCCTCTAATGCCCCCAATGGAACTTATTGAGGAATTACCACCTGAACTCGTAGAAGCCCTCCTAGACGCTGGCGACACAGACATCCCCCTCACCGAAGAACAGTTCGACACCGTTGTGGACACAATCGAAAACCTAGCCCCCGAAGAAGCAGTAGCACTCATCACTCAAATCCTTGCCACCGCAGTAACAGCCGACCAAGCCGAAGCCCTCGCCTCTAACCCTGAAGTGTTGGCTGTCATCACCGAAGAACAAGCCACAGAAATCTTTGAAACCATCGAAGTCCAACAACTAGATACGACACAGATAGCCGAACTTACAGCAGCAATCCAAGACGCACCCCTCGCAGTCCAAGAAGTATTTGAACAAACCATAGACATCTTCGGCGGATTCGACGACTACGTACCAACAGGCTCCAATATCCCTGTAGGAGAACGACGAACCCTCATCGCCATCGCAGCAGGGACAACCCTCACAGCAGCAGGTACTAGAATGAGACGACCATGAAACGCCTCGCCAACCTCATCAAAGACAACGCATGGACCTACGCAGGCACAGGTCTAGTTCTCATAACCCTCTCGGGTCCTACCTTAAGACAGGCTATATGGGTGGTTGGTGTATCATTAGTGTTACACGCAGCATTAACTCTCAGCACAAAGGAATCAGAATGAAAAAAGCACAAGACATCGCAGGTCGTATCGTGGCAGTATTCCTGTCCTCAGCGTTGGCTATCGTCGGCGGTAGTGCTGTAATTGCCCCTGAACTAGAAATTTGGAAGTCGGCTGTGCTTGCTGGTTTTGCTGCATGTGCAACAGTGGTACAGAAACTTGCTCAGGCTTCGCTTGATGGCAAACTTACAATGGAAGAAATCAACAGCGCGTTCGGCGCAAAATCTGAAAAGTAATTTCAGTGGCATACCCTGTTGTACCAGTAAAACTTTGTGCGCACCTTAAAGGTGCTGTGCCTGGAAAATTGGCTGCAGATAAACTACGCAAAACTATAGGTGGAACGTTGCATCATTGTGCTGCTGATGCTTGGGAAGCAATGGTAGATGCCGCAGAAAAAGACGGTATCAAACTGACTCCGACGAGTAGCGGTGACACATATCGAGATTACGAAACCCAAAAACGGGGCTTCCTCACACGCTACCAAGTGGAACCAATCGTAGGTCAAAGCACCAAAACGTTTGAAGGTAAGAAGTGGTATCTCAAAAAAGGTATGGCGATGTTGGCAACACCAGGAAAAAGCCAACACAACCTCGGTATCGCAGTCGATGTGTCCACAGCATCAGGCCCTAGACTTGCATGGATGCTCGCCAACGAACACCTCTACGGCTTCTCACACGAAGTTCAGTCAGAGCCGTGGCACATCCGCTACACCCAAGGAAACCAAGTCCCACCTGCGGTTGCAGCACATCTAGCTGCGAAAGCCGTATGACATGGATGCTGTTTGGGCTGCTGTCGTTACTGGTAGTTTTGGTCTGCTAGCAATCATTATTGCCAAACTAGGCAAAGAAAACCATGCAGACCACCAAGTGGTACAAGGCATCCTGCGCACCATGCACAAATCTTTGAACCGGACAGAAGACAAAGTAGACAGAATTGACAGTGCGCTCACAGACCATGTAAGGTCCAAGCACAACTAAACCGATTGAAAGGTGCTTGCAAATGGCGAGGGGATTCACTACCGTTGAACTCATGCTCATCCGTGACAGTTTGCTGAAGGTCACACCTTCACGAAACCAAGCTGACGAACTGTGGGAAATCATAGAAAAACTTACCAAAACAATCGAGGGGGCAAACGTTGAGTACGCCAAAAAAGTCCGTGAAGCCAAGTCTGATGGAAGAAATAAAAAACAGTAAATCCGTTAGCGGTCGAATCCCGATGCTTTTGCAGATCATCAACAAACTAGACACCCAAGACAAAGCCGATCTTGTCAACGCATTAAACGACTACACTATTTCTGCACCGGCAATTAGTCGGGCTTTAGAAAACCGTGGTCATCGGATCAGTGTTGGTTCGATTAACTCTTATCGCAGAGGAGAACTGATACATGTCACTGGCGGATGATTTACGGAAAGTAACTGCACCAGCATGGCCGATCATTAAACAAGGCAAACAGTATCGTGTCCCGAAACTCTCACCTAGCGTGGTGTCAACAAACAAATATCAAACAGCAATCATCTTGCCAGACATGCAGCTCGGCTACTTCCATGCAGGCAACGAAGCGTTAGAACCAATCCACGATGAGCAAGCTATCGAGGTTGCGTTACGAATCGTTAAAGCATCTAAGCCAAATCAAATCATTTTGGTTGGTGACAACCTAGACCTGTGCGAGTTTGGTAAGTACCGTTACACGCCAGCGTTTGCGCGCACCACACAAGCAGCAATCGACCGTGCCACAGAACTTTGCGCCCAACTACGCACGATTGCACCACAAGCCAAAATCATTTGGATTGCAGGCAACCACGAAGAACGCCTCGGCAACTATGTGCTGGACTCAGCAGCAGCAGCATTCGGGCTACGCCGAGGCAAAGTCCCGCACGAATGGCCTGTCATGTCTGTCCCATACCTGTGTCGTTTAGATGAGTCCGAGGTGACGTATCTGAGTGGATACCCGACAGGTGCGCATTGGATCAACGAACGCTTGCACGTTATTCACGGCGACAAGGTTGCTTCCGGCGGTTCCACAGCACACAAATATTTGTCAACAGTAAAAACCTCTGTCATCTTCGGACATATCCACAGGCGCGAATGGGCTGAACGAACCCGTGATGATCACGACGGGGCAAGAACTATCTTGGCTGTATCACCTGGCTGTTTAGCGCGTACTGATGGGGCTGTGCCTTCGACTAGGGGTGGGCATGACTTGGATGGTCGCCCGTTGTACCGTTCAGAAGACTGGCAACAAGGTGTAGCTGTGGTGGAGTATGAACCTGGTGACGGTAATTTTAATTTAGAGTTAGTGCCAATCAGGGATGGTTGGGCTAGGTGGCGTGGCGTAGATTATTTATCAAACAACCCGAAGGGAAACAAATGAGTTCAATGAAAGAGATGCTATATCAGCGTGAAACAGCAGCGTTTATGATCGCTGAACGTATGGAAGAAATACAAAAGTTGAGGTCAGAGATTGAGCGTTTGCGTCAACAGATTCGTGATGTGAGAGCGAGCCTTGTATGAGACTGTTCAATGTTGGTGACAGGGTAATCATTGATGACGAGTCAGGGACAATCGAATCTGTGATTGTTGACGGACAGCAAACCAAATATGATGTGCGCTACGGCCAAACCTTTATGCTTGCTGTTGATGTACCCGAAGACGAGATTGAACCGTGGATGCCAGACGAACAATGATTTACCAAGTTAAATGCAACGCTTGTAAAGGTGTGATCGTTCACGACCCGAAGAACGTGACCGGCTGTTTGTGCGACTCGGATGCCCCGACATGGTGCGGTATCGGCAAAGATGGCAGGCTCATACATTATTCACAATCCGATATGTCCGTGATTGAATACCCAGAATGACTATGTTCGGTCGTCGTAACAACCCTTGCCCGTGCAAGACACCCCTACCACAACAACCGTTCTGCGGTGATCGAGGCGTAGAAGATGACGACTAAAACCATTGTTGAAATAACTTGGGCTGACACACATTCCGGTGGCATCGGTTGGACACCAATCAGCGACATAGACCAAGCCGAATACATCATCACCTCTTGCGGATACCTTCTATCGATAGGTGATGGCGGTAAAGAAAACCATGTCACCCTGTACCAGTCACGCACAGAAGACGACGACCTGGATCACATCCTTCACATACCTGTAGCGATGATCCGAAACATTAAAGCTATTGATATTCCCTATATCGCAAAGACTTGACATTACTCTGCAACACCCCTAGAGTAAACCTAACTGCAACGACAAGGAGAAATCATGCAGAAAAGATACACAATCCCGAAACCGCCACACGGCAGCCAAGAATGGTTGAACGCACGATGGCAAAACCATGAAGGACAAACACGGATCACAGCATCCGTAGCAGCCGTAGTACACAACGAACACCGGTTCACCACACCAGCAGACCTCGCAGTAGAACTCTTGGCCAAGACACCCCCCGTGCCAAAAGAACAAAACGATGCGATGCGTCGAGGAACAATCCTTGAAGGACCACTCATGTCGTGGGCATCAGAGATACTGAACGCAACCATCACGGAACCACAAGATTTGTACTGCTACGAAGAAGAAGGTGTACGTCTGATGGCAACATTGGATGGCAAAGATTTGTCAGGAAAAATCTATGAACTGAAAACCTATAACAAAAGGTGGAACGGTCAACTCCCCCCATATTGGAAATGGCAAGGAGTACAACAAGCGATCTGCGCTGATGCAAACGAAATCATATGGATCGTTTTTGACTCCGATCTTCAACTGCAATTCCATACACAAACCGTCACATCCGACGAACGCCAACAACACATAGACGCAGTACGCAAATTCTTGGGGTTCATCGACATGGGGATGATGCCGGAAGGTGCTGACCCCACCTACGACAATGCTTCGGCTTTGTACCCCGAAGGATATGAGAACACTGTTGTCTTGGGCCATGAGGTATACAACACTTTAGAGCGTTTGTCTATTGCTAAAGAGCAAATCAAATCTGCTGAAGCAGTACGCGACCAGCTGCAAGGCGAGTTGGGGATGATGCTCGGTGACGCAGAGTACGGATCAATTGACGGGGTGCAGGTCGTATCGTGGAAGAACTCGTCACGTACATCATTTGATGCTAAACAGTTTGAGAAAGAACATCCAGCATTACACGCAAAGTTTAAGAAAACATCAACCTTCCGCACTATGCGGATCACAGCAAAGGAAAGCAAATGAAACTGGAAGAAATCATTGGCAAGTATGGTGTCCCCGATCCAAAGATTGTAGGGAAACTACCCAAAGCAGGAATGCAACTTGACTTCGTAGGTCACGCAGATGTCACCAAAATGTTGATCGAGATTGACCCTGAGTGGACTTGGGAACCAACCGCGTTTGACACCAACGGTCTACCTGCGTACCGTGTTGAGAACGGCATGGCACACATGGCAGGCTGGCTCACCGTGCAAGGTGTGCGCCGACTCGGTATCGGCTCAGTCATGCACAACAAACCTGACCTGCTCAAAGAACTCATCTCAGACTTTATTCGTAACTCGGCTATGCGATTCGGTATCTGCCTAGCGTTGTGGACTAAGCAAGAATGGGAAGATGTATCCCACGGCACAACCAAACCGATGCCTAAAGCTGCACCAACACCCCAGGCACAACCTGTAGTACTTGCCAGCAACCCACCAGTATCAGCAGACAACATTGAACGGTTCAAAGGTGCATGTGCTGAAGCAGCATTAGATTGGCGCGAAATTGCCAACAGTGCTGGTGTCAACCTAGACAACCTGCATGAATCCGATATGGATTTGTTACGTGCCGCATATGCCACAGCCAAAAAAGCGTTGTACGCACCGAAACCTACTGTCGAACCTGAAGTGATGGATGACTTCAACCCTGCATACAACACCGAGGAAGCATTGGCCACAGTGGTTGACCTGTTTGTGGGTGCAGAAGTTATCGAGCCATCACGGAGCAACCATCCTGCCAATGGCACACCACAAATCAAAGAACCAAACGCATCAGCCACACCGCCACAGTTGGGCAAACTTCGTGCGTTATGCAGTGGTGCAGGCATCAACAGTAAAGAAGACCAGCTTTCAATGGCATCAGACCACACGAAACGAACCATCACATCGTTCAATGATCTAACCAAAAAAGAAGCATCAGAACTCATCAGCATCCTCGCCCCGTGAGCAAAAACAAATCCAAAGGCACAGCCTTCGAGACACTCATCGTTGACTATCTGAAACAGTTTTATCCGAACTGTGAACGACGCGCCCTACAAGGTGCGCTTGACAAAGGTGACATCACAGGTGTAGACAACCGCCTGGTCTTTGAATGCAAATCCCACAACACCCTCAACTTCTCTGGCTGGCTAAAAGAAGCCGAAACAGAACGGATAAACGCCAACGCAGAAGTTGGGGTTGTGGTTGCCAAACGTCGAGGCTATGGTAAAGCCGAAGATCAGTACGTGGTACTCACCGTAAAAGATTTGATCAAGCTGTTAAACATTACTGAATACTGATGTAACAACAACATAAAGGGTACGCTCCCTCATAACCGGCGCGTGTAGTTGTCCCCTAGCCATTGTCTGATCGCGGTGGACTAGGGGTAAAACCCTTTACCTGTAAGGAACCCGACCTTTTTGCTATGATTGGAGACACTAATGCGAAACCTTGTACGGCTATTTGCCGTTTCTATGGTAGGGATTATCACCTTCGGCAGCATCGCTTCAGCAGCCAAAGCCCCTTTGCCAACCCTTGAACCTCTTAGCGTGGCTGTCCGTGCGTCTGAGAAGGCATCTGAACCTGACATCGTGTTCCGTCACGGCGACATCTCATGGCTACCAGAACTAGCCACCGAAGCAGGCTGGCCACCTCACACATGGAAGAAATTGGGTCACATAATCCTACGCGAATCCGGCGGCTGCCCGACCCGTATCGGCGGCTCTGTAGTGGACAAAGATTGCAACCTGATTCGCATGGCAACCATGTCGCATCCATCAGATACAGGACTCCTACAGATCAATGGAATCAACTGGGATTTTGAGCGAACCAAACTTGCAATTGTCTGTGTCCGTATGAAAGTATGCACCCAGGAGGAACTGATGAACCCGATAACAAACTTACGTGCTGGCAAACTACTGTTTGATGTGGCAGGCTGGAGTCCGTGGAATACGACGAAATGAGCCTCCTGGACAACTTCATCCTTGAATTAAAAGACAACGACTTCGGTTGGCAAAAGGATGCAAACTGTAAAGGTGCTGACACCGAAATGTTTTTTATGGAAATAGACGAAGCAGCTATCAACCATATAAAGATTCGTGAAGCAAGAAAAGTTTGTTTTGAATGCACAGTAAAAAAGGATTGCCTTGACTTTGCTGTAGTGAACAATATAAATTATGGGATATGGGGTGGATCAACCCCACTGCAACGTAAGGAGATACGACATGAGCAACGAAACAGAGTTTGAACTTGAATACTGGCAGGATCGAGTTGACGCACTCGCTGTCACCAACCAAGCGTTACAAGAAGAACGCGACCGCTACATGGATGCAGCTGAATCGTTAGCACAAGAACTTGACGCACTTAAAGCGACAGTGAAACAAGCCGAGTCTGTTATCTCCAGACTACGAACCCATATCGCACAAGGTATCGAACTTTAATAAACGCCGAGGGGCAACATGACACCAAACGAAATAGATATTTTTGTCAACCGTCTGCTAGCCATGTACCCAAATACATTTGCGCAACGCAGAACATTAGAAGCAGCATGGCGCAGGGATCATATTCTTTTAGAAGCAACTACAGAAAAAGCTGCCGAAGTATTGGAACGGTGCGTCGCACACGGCGCATTCCCAACCCAATTTGAAGTACGAACAATGTTTAACCCTGACCACAACAAACCAAAACAACTTGTCGGTTGCTGGCTATGCGACAACACAGGATGGTGGTCCCCGACTGAAGCCAGAGGTGTCAAACCTTGCCCATGCAGAAAAGACATTGAACAATGAAAGACCCACAATATGATCGCAAATATTTGGCAACAGAAATTATCAAATCCTTTGGTCCAGATACGACAAACACCAATGTTGCAGAAATCTTAGGCATCGGTCGATCAACCGTATACAAATGGATTGAAAGACAAATACGATTTAATGCTTACGAAGCAGATCGTTACGCAATTAAATTAGGTTTACATCCCTGCGAAATTTGGGATGATTGGTTCACTATGACATTGGAGGAAACAGGATGAAAGTTTTAAGTTTGTTTAGCGGTGTTGGTGGGTTTGACATGGGGTTAGAGAACGCTGGTATGCAGACAGTGTTCCAATGTGAATGGGACAAACATGCCAACAGCATTCTGTATAAGCATTGGCCTGATGTCCCGAAATGGGATGATGTATCTACACTGACAGGCAAGCATATTCTTGCTCATGCACCCGTTGTCGATGTTGTTGCATGGGGTTCACCATGCCAAGACCTGTCCGTTGCAGGCAAACGAGCAGGGTTAGAAGGTGGCAGGTCAAGTTTATTTCACGAAGGAATCCGAATCATCAAAGAACTACAGGAGGAAACGAATGGACAATATCCAAGAATCTCTATTTGGGAGAACGTTGTTGGCGCACTCAACTCCAACAGAGGGGCTGACTTCGGGATCATCCTCAATGAAATGGCTGAAGCAGGGGCGTTGGCAATCGAATGGAGTGTGCTGGACGCACAATACTTCGGAATACCCCAACGACGAAGGCGCGTGTTCGTCATCGCTATCTTTGATCCTGTCCTCGCCAACCGATGTCCAAACCCGCTACTACCTGTCTCCGAAAGCTTGCCAGGGCATCTTGCGAAGGGCAAACCGGCGAGGAAAAGTGCTGCCAGAAAGACTACAGAAAGCATTGGAACAGATGGTACAAAACTTGTAGAAGGGTTTACATCATCTTCATTTGCTGGTTATTCCGAGGGTGTTGGCACACTTCGCTCCAACGGTGGTGACTTGGGAGGTGGCAGCGAAACATTAGTTACTGAACCGTTTGTGAAGTCAAGTCGAGCGCAAACATCAGACGATTCAGAAACATGGATACTTGGCGAAGTCAACCCGACATTGAACTCGTTTGATGTTGGTGATACCCGTGCCACAACAGCCATCGTTGAACCAATACAAATGAAAAATAACCCTGTCAAAGAAATCGTTGGCTCACTACAAGCCAGGGTAACAGCAACCAATCACGAATCCATAAGAGATGGACATGCCATAGTTGAGGAACCCATCTTCTTTCAGGCACACATGAGTGGAGAAGCACGAATCCAAGAAAAAGTTATGCACTCGCTATCAGCGATGATGGGAACAGGAGGCAACAACGTGCCAATGCTTGCCTACGATGAATACAACGACACCCTTAACGAGGTGCATCATGCTCTCCGTGCAGGCACCAAACAATCCACAGGTGTGTTGCTTGGCAATGAAGTCGCTGCCACCTTGCGGTCAGGTGGTGATGGTGGCGTACCATCAAGCCGAGGCGAACACCTAGTTGCTGAACCAACGATGGCTGTACGCCGGTTGACCCCTCTTGAATGCGAAAGGCTCATGGGTTGGCCTGATGATCACACTCGATACAAAGCCGACGGAACAGACCAAGCCGACACTCACCGATACAAACAATGCGGCAACGGAGTCGCATCACCAGTAGCCCAATGGATCGCAAAACATATTTTGGCAATCTAATGAACAAACAAACCTGGCACTGCCCACAATGCAAACAAGTGATCACCACCTACATTAAACTTGTTGAACCACCCGTATGCGAAAACAAACACCGACCAACACCAATGGAGAACAAATGAACCTGCTGGACATCATCGCCGCTACCGAAGCCAAAAACCAGGCAATCGCTACCGTTACCAACAACGCCGACCAAACATGGCTCACCTCCTGTTACAACGTGATCGTACAAATCGCTACCACTACCGACACCTTCACTACCGACACAATTTGGCAGGCACTAGAAAACGCAGCACTACCGACACCACACGAACCCCGTGCGATAGGTGGCGTACTTCGACAAGTTGCCAGTGACGGACTGATCTGCCCTACCGACACTTACCAACCATCGGCGCGTGTAGCGTGTCACGCTCGGCCTATTCGTGTTTGGCGGCGCGTATGAACGATCAACCGTCGCTGTTCGACATCACTGACCCGTACAAGGCCGGCGATAATCCGCTGGCCGACTGGACTGATGACCAGATCGAACACTTGGTATCGATATGGAAAAAAAATATCAAAAACAATCCTTGACATTGTGCCGGCGATAGGTAATACTCTTGTTAGCCCCGCTTGACGGGGGAACAGTTGGGAGACTGTATGAAACAAGTAACGGTTACAGAAACCGTGTTTTTATTGGGCGAATTGTCTGATACGGCACGTGAAAAAGCGTTAGAAAAAATGCGTAACGTATTGTATGAATGGTTAGGCAGCAGCCAGATCACCGATCATCTGAACGGCGAGCTGTATTCCGCGCTCACTGGCACATACGACGGGGATCTAAGCAAAAAAGAATTGTCTAAGCGCGTTGGCCTAACTATCGAATGGTCACTGTCACACTGTCAAGGTGACGGGGTAGCTATCTATGGCACACTCTATAAAGATGACGCGCCCAACGTAGAATGGCACGGAGCAGACACCGCCACGTTCACCCGCAATAGTCACGGCCACCATTACAGCCACGAAAACTGTATGACTATCGCATTGTTCACTAGTGACGATGACGGTTGTTCGATTGACGCAGACACAGACACAACCGAAACGTTTGCCGAACAATTCCGTAATCTATGTCGCGAACTAGCACGATCAGGTTACGCGGAGATTGACAACCTAACCAGTGAACAAGCCGTATTAGAATATCTCGAATGGTCTGAGCCGCGTCGGTTCACCGAAGACGGAGATATTCACCCGACAAAATGGTGGGGGGAATAATGGCCACCACTACAGCACCGGCTTGGAATTATTACCGGTCACAATTAGCCGGTACGCCTTGCGCGGAATGCGCTATTTGCGGAATGATCTACGTCTATTGGGAAACCGAAGACTTGGAATATCACACTCAACAACACGAAACGGAGACAGCACAATGAAAGTGAAATATGCGATACAACAACTATCAGCACTAAAACCCGATGAAGAAATTGTTATCGCCTACTGGACTAAAGAATGGTTCATAGACGTACTTGGCAGGGAAATAAACGATGACCAATGGGATGACATCACCGGAGAATGTGACGATGTGATCGACAATATGCCTATCGGGGATTACCTAGAAACCGCAGCCAACGAAATACTTGACAACGAGGAGACAGCACAATGAACTTACGCGCATTACAACAATTCACCGACGAAATATTTGGGCAAAACCGGCATACCGACAGTATGAACGACTACTACCCGCACACACTGTACCTAGATACCGAACAAGGCACGTATGGTGACGCGTCACGAATAGCATTGATCAGTACAACTGACTGGACACAAGATGATTGTGACGCTTGGGAGTGTATGACCGACAGCGAGCGCAACGAATACGCGAGAGAACACAACCGTTACAACGGCCAATGCCTAAACCCATTGGAATACCAACGCGAGACTGGCAGCGACAACCAATGAAGCCGCTACTGCACCGCGTTGTGGCGGTATCCAACCTATGCACAGTCACAACTTTTGTAACCGCGCACGATGACGATGAAGCCGAACTTATGGGATTGCAGCAGATAGCAGATGAGTTTGGATTTACTGATACGTCTATGTTTTTTGACATTGAGACAGAATGTGAAGAAGCACAATGACCGACAGCCTCATATTCCGCGCTACCGCCACCACCATAATCGTGACCGTAGGTATATGTGCCGTGACAGTAGGCGCCAACGCCGGCTATCTATGGTGGGCAACAATGCTCATCTCGATCTACCCGTTCACCCACCTTTACTACCGACACAAACAAACTCGCCGCTAACAAGTACCGGTAGTGGGGTCACACTCCCAAGCTGGCACCACTACCGCTACCGGCACCACAACCGACTACACCGCGACAGCACACGTAAGTTACCGATCAGTAATCGAACTAGTGTTCGTATAGCGTAAAGTCTTTACATTGTCAAACCCAAAGACGCTCATATTAGGTATGAAATACCTAATACAAATAGACACCGCCGCCGGCCAACTCACTATCGGCCACTTCGACACACTCACCGCCGCGCGCAGATATCTTTCCAAAGTTAGATCCGGCGTAATTGTGCCACTGATCCCCGCACACGCGGCAACAGCTCAACAGCTCACAACTTCCACCCGCGATCAAATATATTTAATGCTTGACAAAATCTAAAAAGTATGATCTAATCATAAAGCGCACGAAAACAACGAGCGCGCAACAGTTGGGAGACTGTCAAACAATGAGCGCATACCAAGTAGACACCGATCTAATTGACCTGATCGTATCGGCCACCACCGAGCGCGATTACAACCGCGACCACGTAAACCCGCTATATATGTATCTACCGGCAGTTACGCCCACGATATACACAGCCGAACTAATCGAGCTGACCGAACACCGCGAAGGGTACAGCGTGATCACACTGCCCAACGGCCAACCCCTAGCGCACTTGGGAAACCGCGCAGACCGCGAGACGCTGATAGGTCGTGAACTAATAGCGGCGAATTGTGCGAGCCTTGCGGCACGATACAGCGACACCAACGCCGACAAAATCGGCGGGATGATCTCATATTTGCCAACTGATTACACGTACCGCCGCGTATGCCGCGACAGGTTCGCCGACTTCGGGCACGTGTTTGGCGCGTTGGCTTGCTTCGAGTATCAGTCGTGCGAAACCGGCCAGAGAACGCTTGCCGAAATGATCACCGAACGAACCCGCAAAAGTATCGCCGCCGGCGTAGCCGCCGAAACAGACGAAGCCCGCGCCGCGTGGGGTAGCTGGTCACGTGAATATCAACAAACCCGCCACCAAGAAACCCGCGCACAAATAGCCGAAATGATGAACCAATGACCGAACTACAAGCAATCCCACTGACCGCGCTCGTTATGGCATCACCGTTTATCGCTGGCGCCATAATTGGCCAACTAATGAGCCACCGCAAACCCCGCACACGAACACCAAACGCCGAACTAATCCAACGCCGGCGCGCACAAATCGAGCGCAACAGCGCACGAAAAACAACAACCCAACAGAACAGGAACAAAACCAAATGAGCAACGATCAGAAAACCCAACTAGGCCAAATCACCGGCACATTAAAAGACCTTGCGCAAGTGTTCGCAATCGTCACACCGTACGCCAGCACCGACAAGCAATCTCTACAACTGGCCACGATCACCGGCGCAGTGTTCGAGTGTTGCGACAGTTACGCCGCAGTAAAACACACCACAGACCAACTAACCACAGCAGCCACCCCGCAACCGTTCACACTGCCCGCCAGCGAAGTATCAAAAGCACTCACAGCAGCAGCCAAACTAGCCGGAAAACACGCCGGCCAAGTCACAGCCACATTGACCGCCACGCCGGAAGCGTGGACACTCACCACCACAGCAGGCCACACCCACACCGGAAACAACCCACAACACGAAACACCCAACACCAGCCAGATCTGGCACGACGCACAAACCACAACGCCGGACACGTTCGAGCCGTTCAGCCTTGCCCAATGGCAGCTCGAAAGACTAGCCAAAACCACCAAACAGGCCGCCAACAACGACCAACCCGCAACACTCACCAACTACAGCACACCCACCAAACCAGTCATCTACACAATCACAACACCCACCAGCAGCACTCTAGTGCTAGTAATGCCAACCAAAACCAAATAGGAGACACCCACAACAGAACCACCACCACCCAGAGCGGCTAGATGTCGCTCGCCTTGCCGACAAAATCGGCCACCAATGCCCGCCCGCACCCACCGCCGGCGGGCATTGTGCTATCCCGCCACAAGTCAAACGCCGGACAGCAACACAGCTGCACACCAACACCAGCCACCAGCTAGGCGATCGCCGCAAATGCTTACTACTTGCCGACCCTATCCCCTATTGCCAAGCCGTATCGGGGTACCCCCACCCATTCAGCCGGCCAAACCAACCGGCAACACCAACGCCGGCAGAGATCGACAGCTCACACCAATCACCCAGCACCTAGATCACTAACTGGGGTAGTGCCTTGGCCACCGCCCCCTCTATATATCTATTATCTGTTGTGTCGATATTTGGTTTTGTGAACGCTGTGAGTGGTCGGCTCTTTGGGTTGTGGTGGGTTGACTACTGTGTGTGGTTTCGGGTTTGTATCGTGTTGGGAGATATATACATAAATGTGTATCTCCTGGGGTGATGGCGGCCAAAGAGTGATGGTGTTTGCTCCCCCCACGGTTCGCTCTTGGGAGCAGGTCGCCGTAGCTAAGTTCTTTTAGCCGACACCTTTATTTAATGATTTGACGTTCATCACGCTGCTTGATCTATCAATTAGATCATCGAACCACGTTTCCGTGGATGAATGTCCCGCCCTGTGCAACGAGGGTACGACCGTGATACTTGCCGGTTGTTTTGTTTGATGATACATCATGGTTTGTCTCACGCTGTCTCATGTGCAGATATTCTTCTGATATATCAAAGAGTCAATGTTGGTGGGCGAGGGGAGAACCGGAGTTAGTAACCCGACGAAACTATCTCAACGGACACACCCACCAACAGGTGTATGATAGCACCACAATGACTGCTGGACGTTCAGGGCGACGACAAATACCGCCACAAGATGTTGCACGTTTTTGGCAGGCACGGGCATCAGGTATGTCGATCAAAGATGCAGCGAAAATCGCTGGTGTGCATATCAACACCGCACAAAAGTGGGACTCTAAGAAGCGTAAAGTTAAAGCAGAGTTAGAGTTAGCGAACCTGGATGGGGCTAAAGTACGCAAAAAAGAAGGTGGTGTACAAGCTGACGCATGGCAAAAAGTTATGGATGTGTCCGATCTGCCACCGGTTATTCCGTATGACCGTCTAAAACCTGAAGCGCAACGGGCGTTAACCGATTTCGATTATTTCCGTAGACGCTATTTGGGTCGTGTGCCTTCACCGTGGCAGGTTGATGCCGCATATCAGATTGAAGCATGGCTTTACAACGACGATAAAGAGTTTGTGGTGTTGAACTGTCCCCCAGGTGCAGGCAAATCCACTTTGTTCCATGATGTGGCTGTGTGGCAGATTGTCAAGAACCGCAAGATTCGTGTAATGATCGGTTCCGTGTCACAAGCTTTGGCAAAGATGTATTCGCGCCGTATTCGTGAAACCCTGGAACGCCAGTTCCCTCTAGACCCTGACCCGATCCTGATAGACAAAGGGTTAGCTATCAAAGCCGAAGCATGTCTTGCCATAGACTTTGGTAGGTTTAAGCCTTCAACAAGTGGTAGTCTGTGGCGAGCCGAAGAATTTATTGTCGAACAGGAGGACATGGGTGGACTGGACAACAAAGAACCTACTGTTAGTGCTTACGGTATCGAGTCTGAGTTCATTGGCCACCGTGCGGATCTCTGCTTATTTGACGACGTTGCGAGTCCGGAAAATGCTAAAGAAAGTGCGGCACGAGATAAACTTATTGAACGATGGGACTCCATGGCAGAAGCTCGCGTCGACCCAGGCGGCCTTCTCGCAGTTGTCGGACAAAGACTCGGACCTCTTGACCTCTACGCCCACTGCCTCTCCAAAATCACGTACGAAGATTTCGAAGACAACTACGACGGGTCAGACACCACGGACATCTCCGAAGACAAAGAACCCCTCAAAAAGCACAAGTACCACCACCTCATCTACAAAGCGTATTACGAAGAACTAGACACAGGTAAACTTTCTAAACGTAACAGTTCACCAGCATGGCCTGAAGGCCCACTGCTAGACCCGTACCGTCTGTCTTGGAAAGACCTATCGTATGTGAAGCACTCTAACCCTGCAAAGTTTGCTGTGGTATATCAACAAGAAGATCAAGCTGAAGGCAACTACCTCATTGAACGGGTGTGGGCTACCGGTGGTGTGGGTGCTGACGGTGTGATGTATCCAGGGTGTATTGACAATGACCGTCGCCCAGGACATATTCCACAAAACTTGCAGCCACCACTTATTTCGATTGCTTCGGTTGACCCGTCACCAACAATGTTTTGGGCTATCCAATGGTGGATCTACCAACCTGAAACCAACCTACGGTTCCTGATTGATTGTGAGCGCGTAAAACTTACCGCTGAAGGATTGTTGGGATATGACATTTCTGGGCGCACATATTCAGGGATCATGGAAGATTGGCAGAACCGTTCATTTGAGTACGGCTACCCAATCTCCCACTGGATTGTGGAAGTAAACGCAGCTCAACGATTCTTGTTGGCACACGACTTTGTTCGCAAATGGCAGGCATTACACACCGTGAACGTGATACCTCACACCACTAGCCGCAACAAACTAGACGAAAACTTGGGTGTGGAAGCGTTGCTACCTAACTTGTGGCGTTCCGGTCAGGTGCGTTTGCCTACTATGCGCGAGAACTGGAAGACTTTGGCGTTCATTGAGGAGATGTCTTCGTGGACTAGAGACAAAAAAGCGGGTACCGACCTTGTGATGGCACACTGGTTTGCTGAATTACATGCACCGAAACTTCGACAGGGTGTTGCCCCACCGAAACAGTGGCGACCTTCTTGGATTTAGTATGGTATCTTTGTTCTAATTCTCAAACACAGGAGTTTTATGGCTACGGCAAAAAAGAAAGCACCAGCAAAGCAGGCTCCTGCAAAGAAGGCTTCTGCAAAAAAACCTAAAGGTCTTGATTCTGACGGCAACCCAATTAACCTAAGTAGCAATTCAAGCCGAAACAAGGAAGCCAATCGTGCTTTTGACGCATTGAGGTCAGGCAATAAACAATCATACAAAGTTGCTGGTCGCAACATTTCTGACTTTGCCCGCAATCAACCATCGTTACAAAGTGGAAGTATGGCAAGAAAACCTATTGCGCTAGGTGGTTCTGGTCCGTCAAGAGGTTCTGGTGGCAACATGGGTGGTCGCGGCAACATGGGTGGCGGTCTTCGCAAGCAAGGTAAATAGTTAATTGCTTACCACTGAAGAAATCGTTGCTCTCTATGAGCAGAGGCGCAGAGCGCAGGGTCCTTTGCAGGAACAAATGCGCCGTGTACGCGACCTCGCTAACGGTGATGTGATTGTTCCACTAAACGAACTAGACAAAAACGCTAAAGCATCTGTAGCAAACCTGTTAGTGCAGGGATTAGATCAAATGTCGATGCGTGTCGCATCAACAATGCCAACCCCGTACTTCCCACCAGTCAAAGAAGGCTCAGACCGTTCCAAGTCCACAGCCAAAATGCGTAAACGGGCGATGCTCTCTATTTGGGATCACAACCGTATGCAAATGAAGATGCGTCGCCGCGCACGACACCTTCTCGGCTACTCACAGTCGGCTGTTGTACTCAAGCCTGACTTCAAAACTTTGATGCCAACATGGACTGTACGCAACCCACTAGATACCTACCCTGCGTTCACCGATGATCCAGATAACCCAGTCCCAGAAGACTGCATTTTTACATTCAAAGCCACAGCCGCATACCTGCTACAAAACTATGGCGATCTGGTGCTAGGTAAATTGCGTATGGGCAAAGTTGATGGCTCAACCAAATACACGATGCTCGAATATGTGGCACCCGACTACATGTATCTAGTCGTTTTAGGTGCAGAAGACAACCCAACCCTCAACGCATCAGAACGCGCCGGTATTGAAGCACTCACTATTGAGATGATTCCGAACCGCACCAACATGCCGTTGGCTGTTGTAGCAAACCGCATCACCCTAGACAAGCCTCGCGGCCAGTTTGACGGTGTGATGGGCATGTACTACACACGCGCACGACTACAAGCATTAACCGAAATCGCTATCGAACGAGGCATATTCCCTGAAGAATATCTGATTGCACGACCAGGCGAAAACCCTGAAATCATGCAAGTAGCAAACGGCAAACAAGGACAGTTAGGTATTGTTAAAGGTGGCGACATTCAACAGTTGCAACTCAACCCAGGCTATAAGACCGATACCGCATTAGATCGTTTGGAGCGTCAAGAACGCTTAGAGGGTGCAATTCCCGCAGAGTTCGGCGGTGAATCAGCATCCAATATCCGAACTGGTCGTCGCGGAGAATCAGTCCTTTCAGCAACCGTAGATTTCCGTGTTCAAGAAGCACAAGCAACCTTTGAACAATCACTGTTCGCAGAAGACAAGATCGCTATTGCAATCGAAAAAGCGTACTGGGGTAACACCACCAAAACATTCTATATGGGTGCCAAACAGTCAGCTGGCATGGAGTCATACCAACCAAACAAAATTTGGCAAACAGACTTCCACTATGTCGCATACTCGGCAGCAGGATCAGACGTAAACAGTTTGATCGTAGGTTTAGGTCAGCGGCTCGGAACGGGCTTAATGAGTAAAGAATCAGCGCGTGAAGCCGACCCACTCATATCCGACCCTGACCTAGAACACGACCGCATCATCGCAGAAGGAGTTGAAGCTGCGTTACTATCATCCATACAACAGCAGGCTGCGAATCCTGAAGGCCCGTATCAGCCAGAAGATTTGGCATACCTCACCAAACTTGTCGTCGAACAAGACGTACCCCTATTCGACGCTGTTAAACGGACAGACCAGCGGGCCAAAGACCGCCAAGCAGCACAAGCACCAGCAGGCGCACCAGAAACAATGCCAGGACTAGCGATGCCAGGAATGGGCGCACAACAACCTGCCGAAGCACCAGCAGGTCCACCAGGAATAGAAGGACTGTTAGCACAACTAGGGGGTAGATAATGGCTGCATACGCTCAACGAACCGATCTAAACTCATCTGCGATGACACCAGAATACGGTGGTATCAAAAAGTTGGCTGACGCACAAAAAGCTGTACCAATGGGTGCATCACCAGCAGCCGCACCACAAATCCAACGCCCTGTGCCTGGAGCAGCAGGACCGTTGACACGCCCAACAGAACGACCACTAGAACCGATTACCGCTGGCGCAAACTTTGGTCCAGGACCTAACGCTATGGCCGCAGGTATTCCTATTCCGCGTTCATCCAATGTTGTTGCTATTGAAGAACTACGCGCTATTGCACAAATGTATGCTTCGGATGACCTGCTCGACTTGTTGGATGCGTATGGAAATGATGTTCAGTGAAACTCGGACAACAGATTCCAGCAATAAATGTTGTTAACGAAATAAACAAGCCTGCTGCCGCACCCGCACCTGCGGCGATGACACCACAGCAACTACAAAAACTTACTGAAATCAAAACCCGTGCCGGATGGCTGTCGCCAAGTGAAGTACTGTCCCTAGCCAAAGGTGATGCCACCACACAGGCTGTTGATGCTGTTGCCACAATGAAAGCAAAACAGATTGTTGACGATCAAGGCTCTGATGAACCTGGTGGTAACTGGATTGAACGCAACGTATACGACAAACTTAAAGCGACAACACGATACACGTTTGCAGGATTGAACTTTGTCCCAGAATTTGTGCAAGGTGGTGCGGCACAGTTTTTTGATGACAACACAGACGTTGACGGTTTCATGATTTCCACAACACTTGGTTCGTTGTTGGCAAACCCCGAACTTCAAGGCGAAGGATTTTTTGCTGGCGACAAGCTAATGGAAAAGCAGGCTGAACGCGCACGACGTTACCGTGGAACAGTAAACGGTTCCGCTTGGACCGTGGGCCGTGGTGCAGCAAACCTGGTGTTCAAACCTAAGTCGTTGCCATACAACGTGATGTCCGGTGTGTTGGATGCGTTGGTAATGATTAAAGCCGACCCTACAGGGCCGATTGTCAAAGGTGTCAAGTTGGCTACTGCTGGCGGTTTAACTGTTGGCGGCGCAAAAGTGCTTGGCACAAGCAAAGTGCCACGACTATCCGTGGCAGCATTGAAAGCACTTCGAGAAGAACTTGCTTCAGGTATTGGCTTAACTAAAGGTCTAGCCGAATATGGTTTAGACGGAACAGCATACGATACGTTCTCTCGCACTAACCGCCGTTTCGTGACATTGATTGATCGTCTTGTGGGAGAAAAAAGTGCTTCGCGAATAGCAGAAGACATCTTTGACCACAAACTACCCAACGAAGTCGTAAACGCTTTGGCTGACGCAAACGATCCCGAAGTGGTGCGAGCCATTCTTGCTACAGGATGGGGTATTTCGGATCAAGCATTACCACAAGATATTCGTAATATCCAAAAAACGTTGTTGGGTTCACGCACCGTTCTTGGTACCGCTATTGGTGATATTGCTCACGAACGCATGCCAATGATCGATGGTATCCGCAAGTCACGATACTTCACTGCTATGGCAAAAGGTTTAGTTGTAGTCAACGGTGACACTAACGACAACCGTAAAGCAGTAAAAACAATTATTTCATATTTGCGTACAGCCGGAGTTGCCCCAGAAACCGTTGACGAGATTGCGAACATGGCGATGCGTTCGTTTGTTCCGTCTGGTTCTGATGCCGCTCGTAAGTCAACAATGGAAGTTTTCGAGGGAACACTGAAAGCCGTAATGAAGCAAGACGGCGTGACTGATGAAGTAATAAATGAACTGTTTACTAGGTCGCGAAGCGGCATAGAAAAAGCCCGCATCTATTTGCAGAACAGGGCTGGACAGGCAACAGACAACGGATACCACACATGGTTGATGAATAAAGACCGTGGTTTTATTCCAGAAGAACAACTTGAATTGATGTTGTCCGAGTTAGGTTATCGAAATGGCGACCAAATGGCGTTTACTTCGCCAACTGAACTGGTAGAAATGTTGGACCGAGTTCAGGTGTTGCCAGATTTGCGTGATGTTCGACGTATCACAAGAAACAAACTGTTCCGTGACGTATTGGGCGAACAAGATATTGTCGGGAAGATACCGTTGGCAGCAAAACGCGGGAAAAGACTTGTTACTACTATTACGGATCAAGCAGAATTTGATCGTTTGGGCAGAGAACTGACTCAGTTGCGTAAAGCACCAAACAAAACAGAAGACATGTTTAACAAGATAGAAGAATTGCTATTTCAGCAAAACTCGCTAAAAGTTAAAGAACTAAAAAAGGTTATTACACCAGAGCAACGTGGTGCCATAAACGCGATTGACTATGTGCAGAACCAGTTGTGGAAACCGTTGGCTTTGGCAACAGGTGGGTATGTTGTGCGTAACTCGCTTGACGCGCAGGTTCGTATGGCGTTTAGTGAATTGCCAAGTTTGATTACGCACCCGCTGCAATACATCGGTCTTGTTACCGGCACATCAAAAAAGATGAGCCTTAAATTTGA